CACTGCTCTTAATAAACTATTACCACATACCCAAGCATTAACTTGAACTTCATCTAGATCATCAATATCATCTGCAAGTTCTATACCGACTTCACGTGCATACTCTGCATCCATGATTCCCCAGTATTCAAGAACTTCAAAGTTAGATTGATAGTCTTCATCAGCTCTAGCATCATCTTTTAAATGTGACTCAAAGCTTTTCTCTTCGTAGTTTGCACCCATCTGTAAACAATTACGTATAGCATCCTCATCAAAGTAAGGCATGTTACGAAGTTGTCTAAGTTGAGATTTGTTTAGTTTGTGTCTGTGAATAACATACTCACACTCTTCAATGCTAGTAGCTCCGGGGTCTGGGTAGAAATCCCAACAACTAACAAACTCAATTCTGGGTACTCTAACTTCTAATGGGTTATAACTTCTTTCACCGTCTTCACCAGTATCCCATTTGTGAAGTTTCTTGTTAAAGTTAAATGGTCCTTTTACAATCCCTGTACCAAGTAGAGAAGATTCTAAAAGAGCATTTCTAATTTCTGATGAACCTTTGGATTCATCTATTTGATCGTGGATAAGTTTTTCCATTCTCCTTGCAGCTTTCTGTGCTGGAGAAATTTCTAACATTGTAGGTATAGGACTAAAGCCTTCAACCAGTTGGTCTTCTACTTTATCTTCAAGACTGTCCTCAAAGATTCCTTTGTTAAATGTAGCTCCGGGTTTAAGAACCTTACCATCACCTTCGTAACCAACATCGTAAGGGTTATCCATTCTGTTACCAATATCATCTGGTAACTCACCACCACCCATAGTGCTTTCTAATCCGGGTGCACCTGTTTGAGTATCTAAATGTGCGTTAGCTAATTCACCTTCTGGTATTTTAGTTTCTGTAATACCAATTGGAAATTTACCTGTACCAAAGATTACATCAACAAGTTGACCAAAAGCAGCTAGTACTTTTGTTTTGGTAATCTTAACAAAGACTCTAGATTTTTCAGAGTCTCTAAACTTAACAGACTTATTGTAAAGTCCTCTATAGTTTTCGTAAGCCTTTAACCAACGTGATTCATCTGAACGTCTTGAATCTTCTGATACTTGAAACCTATCTTTAATAATACCAACAAGATTACTTTTCTGTTCTATTTCTAAATTAAGATTTTTACCAGCTTCACCTTCTACGTCTTCGTAGATGTTATCAGCGTTTAAAAATGTATTCTCGTTATCTGCCATAAAACTTAATATCCAAATGTTGAATCAGCAGGTTGATGGATATCTCTTTTTAATCCTCTCAACCTCTCGAATGTACTTACCATTCGTGGTCTACTCATTATCATATAACGCAGTGCATCATATGCGTGATCGGAAGCATGTGTATCCACATCCTCCGGATTGTTCTTTGATAACGGTATAGACTGTAATTCTCTTATTAAGTTAGGACATGTATTAAATATCTGTAACTTAGGTCTACCATTCTCTTGAACCTTTAGAAACTCATGTATCTGGATTTTACCTTGTACTCTGTTCTTATCTGCCGGTCTAAGCTTATGTCCTGCTCGTACAAGTGCTTCTCCAACAGTAGGTCCTGTAGTACCTGTTCTAGCCCACGCTGCTGTATCCAAGACACCAGAGACCGAGTAAGGGTCTTCTAGCTCCATACTTGTTATTATACTACCTAATTCTTCTCCTGTCAAGCCTTTTTTGTATAATTCTCTATAAATTATTAAAGTTCCGTCATTTTGGTCCATTATTCCCCATAAACAACAGCTTTCTGCAGCGTATCCATAGTCAACTGCTTTAAGTCTTTCCCAGTGTAAAGGTAATTCAAACGGAGTAATAACATGTTGAAGTGGGTCAAACTCTACAAATGCTGCTCCTTCTGCCACATCCCAGTTACCTTCAAGTAATTGTCTGCGTTGAATCGGTGGTAAAGATTTAAGCATTTGCTCATAGACACCATCCTCTGCAAGGTATGGGTTATCAGCTAACTTAGCCGGAATAAACTTACGGGTTAAACCATCGTTACCAGCAAAAGATTTATTATGCTCTGAAGGTTCTATGTATCTTTTCTTAACCCAATGAGAACCAACACCACCGGGGTTAGCAGTACAGCGAAGGTATGTTTGTATTTCTGGGTCAGTTGTTCTTAGTCGTGAAGCAAGATAGTTCCAACTAAATTCTGTGGGTAAGTGGGTAATCTCATCAAAGCCTATCCAGCTATATGCTTGTCCTTGGTATCTGTATACGTCTGCATCTCTCTCAAGGAAACCAAACTCAACCTTTGCACCGCTTGGAAAGTTCCAAAGCTTTTCAACTTCTCTGAACTTAGCACCGGGAAAGGCTTGTGGATATAACTCACGAGACTTATCAATCATCTCCCTTAGTTCTGGCATAGAACGTCTAAGAATTAAAGCACGATGAGCTTTCTTGTGACAATACCTTAGTGGGTCTACGATCATGGCAAAAGATTTACCACCACCAGCAGCTCCACCATACAATACATCTTTCTCACCGGCAGCAAGAAAGTCTGTCTGTGGACCTTCGTTAGCGTGGAATAATACTTTGTGGTTGTCTAGATTTTCTTGTACAGCTTTGGGAAGATTGTCAAGTTCATCTTCAGTGACAGGACCTTCTACAGTCTTGTCAAGTTTTTGAATTGTTTCTTTTTGTTTTTTAAAAGATTGTCTAGCGTTGTTAAGCTTGGCTTCAAGCTTTTTAATGTTACGCTGTTTACGACCAACCGTAGCTCTTGCAGCTTTGATTGCTTTTTCAGTTGAGGTCTTAGGACGACCTGCTTTCTTTTTAGGAGTTCCGTCTTTCTTTAAGACAAAGTTACCATCATCATCCTGTAAGTAGAGATGAGGATTCCTCTCCCAGTCTTTCGTTTCGTTTACCATATTTTTTATCTACGTGTTTCTTTAAACCGGGAGTAGAAATCTTTCGTTCTGTTTTAAATTCTAACCAATCTACTGCAGCTTGAAGTGATACCTCTTCGTTCACTATCATATTTTCTGCAATTTGTAAAGCTTCTAGTTGTTCTTCAATTGGTTTTAAATATCCTGTGATATTATCTAACTCATACCCAAACGGAATAGTTGAAGTTTTTCTTTTTACATATCCGTCAGGTAATAACATTTAGATTATCTAGTCTTTTAGACTATCCACATAACAATAAAAGCTGATATAAATCCTATACCACACCATATACCCCAGACTTGCATGTCTGTTAGGTCATTGGTTTCGATAATACTATTTACTCTTTTTTCTAGTAGTTCTTTTAACATTTGTTTTCCTCTTAGTTGTTTGTTTCTTTGGGGTTAGAGCTTTCTTGAATAACTTACTATAAGCTTTCTTTACTTTATCTAACCATTCGTTGATCATTCCCATTAGTCTTTTTTCTCCTCGGCTTTCTTTTTACCGAATATTCTATCCCAGTTATCTCTATAGTCTTGTGTATAGAATCCGGGTCTAGGGTTAGCACCTTTGCTTCCGTGTGAGTTCTTGTATATAGGAGACGTAAAGGTAACGGGTTTTTCGTCACTGCCTATTTGTTTACTCTTTGCCAAAATAATCTTTCTCCTGCATACAGTTATCCCATTCTTCTAATATTATCTCTTCAGGATAAGTAGTGTAATGAATTGCTTTACACTTTTCAAATTGTTTACGCCACTCGCTGGGGTCGTATCTATCGTTCCATTCTTTTTGTTTTACTTCAGGTGTATGTATACAACCTACTAACAAACACAAGACTATTAACTTTTTTACCATTTAATCTTGTTAGCCCAGTATTTTGTAGCTTTTCCACCCTTTCTAAGTTGTAATCTATTTACTAATTTGCTTTTTGAGCTGTAAGTTTTTTCTACATCTTTAATATATTTAGTTATTTCTTTTCCTTTTTTATATCCTTTTTCTCCTGTAGCAACAAACGTATCTAATTCATTGATACCAAAAGGTGTGTCCAACCTTTCTGCTCCTCCTAAATATTGAAACGTTACTGGAACTTCCTTATCCCCTCTAATTAAAGCTCTATAAAGCCTGTGGTTTCCTTCGAAAATAGTAGCGTTTCCACTTGGATAAATACTTATTTGAATTGGATTTGGTTTGTATCCTTTAGTCATAATTGACTCTTCAAGTTTATCTAGATAATCTATTTCATTTTTTCTTAACTTAAAGAAATCTTTTCCTGCATCACTTTTATCTAACTTATTAGCAAGTTTTTTAGGGCTTACAAAAAACAATGTTTGTTTTGTTATAGATTTACCTGTTGAATAGTTTACTCCAAGCTGCATAGTTACTGGTGGAGAAATAGACCTTTCATAGATTTCTAATGGATTTAAAGATTCTGTTCCTTCTTTGGTAACTTTTGTTACAGGACCTTCAGTCATCATTTCAGTGTAATTATACAAGTAATCAGAATCTTCTATATCTTTATCTGACCCTTTAAAAATTCTATGAAGTTGTGAACTAAATTTTTTTCCACCATATGTACTATTATAAACTGAATCAAAACCGGGTGAATCTACAAAACCATCTACATTTTTTATAATATCTCTATTTTTTTCTCCTATAGCTATACTTGAAATTTTTTCTTTAGAAGGTCTGTCTACTATTTTTGGATTTAATTCTGGTATCGTTCTACTTGAAATATTTGTTTCAAATCTTTTTTGTATTTTATTTATTGTTTTTGTTTCAAGATTTTTTATTGTTTGAGATAATTTTTCTCCTTCTATTTCTAACAATTCTAATTGTTTATTTGTTAAAGCACCATCATCATATATATACTTATCGTCTACTCTTTTTTTTCTTTGTCGTAAATCATACAAGGTATCCATTTCTTCATCTACAGTAAAAATTTTTCTAGCAACATCGCCTTTAACCACAGAACCCGTAGCATCTTCTTGTAATAAAGAAGGTCCTTTATTATGTCCTATCCCTGCAACTTTTCTAGCTTTATTTGCTTTACTTAAAAATCCAGCTCCTGCTGCATAATTAAAGGGGTTATTTATTTCTCCTTTTATTAAATTAACTAATTTCTTACCACTTGGGTTTAATATTTTATAATATGTAGGTTCTCTATCACTTAAAGGTATGGGTTCAACTGTAGGTTTTCTTCCAGCTTGAAGAAGTTGTTCTGGTGTAGGAGATTTATAATCAAGAAAGGACAACTGTTCATTATCTAACATTTCTTTTTTGTTTTCTCTGTTTATTATTTTTTCTAATAACATTAATGTAAATTCCTATAATCGTCCAATTGAACTACGTTGTCGTGCTGAACATCTGATTCATCAATATAAATACTATCAAGCTCCCCAACAACAACCAAGTTATTCTGAGCTGCTGCAACTTCTGCTGTTTCAAACGTTGGAGCAACAATGTTAGGTCCTGCAAACGTTGTCCCATAAGCTGTTATCTCTGTTAAAAATATTTTCATTGTATGATTAAACCTATACACCACCCGGCTACTAAAAGTAAAAAAGCTTCTAAAGGATAGCTTCTACAAAAAGAAAACAAATCATTCAGATACTTCTTCATAATCTCCGTCCGTAATATCAATTGCCTTTTTCTCTGGGAGAATAAAGATACCACCACCGGTATTATGATTAACATCTATCCTATCTGTCTTACTAACCCCTACACGATCTAGTATAGTCTGTGCAGCTTGTAACTTATAATTAGCTTGAGGTATAGGTCTATCTGACTTCAAAACCTCTATAATCTTGAACGCTGCTGTAGGGGCTTCCCTTGCAAGTACGTTTTGGGCTAAATCTACTACTTCTTCTTTTAAACTTTTTAGTACTTGATAGTGATTGCCGGAGTAACCTGCAAGTTCCGCTGACTTTTTAAAGTCTCCTCCTGTATCCACGAGGTGACCTAAGAATGATTCTTGCTTTTCAGTAAGTTGTCTGTCTTTTGTTTCAGCTAAATAATTGGTGGTCATGTAGATATTATAGGGGTATATTGCAAATTTGTCAAGCTTTATAAAGTTTTTTTACTTTATTTCGTAAAGGGCTTGACAAATGCGAAATAAATGTGTACAATAGAATTGTAAGATTCCCCAGGGTTATATATATATCTAACACCCAGTCTTACGTCACAAACTTATTCAAAATATCATAACTCATAGGCGAAATTATTGCATACCGGGCAATCTGGTTAATGTTGTAAAACTTTGTGAAATGTATATGATTTATATATATAGGGGTGGGGGTGGCATGGGTCTCCTGCGTACCCCTTATAACACATTATAACTGTACTTTATAAAGGTACATCAAGACTTTACAAGCTTTACAAAGGTACAAAACTTTACAAAGTGGCAAAAGGTACAGCACTTTGCGAAGTTTAAAAAGGTACAGCACTTTGTAAAGTTTTTAAAACTTTTAAAACTTCACAAGCTAGTTAATGAATCTGATAACGCTTTATAAAGTCCTTATGAATTATTAAATACTTTATAAAGTGTCATACAGTGTCATACTTCACAAACTTATAATGTTATATAAGTAATTCATATAAAGGTCATCTCGTCTTAAAACCACCTAAAAAAGATGCTCTGTATCCCTTTGTTTATAAGGGATTGTACATTGGTTTAAAAATATGTTTAAAATACCCTATGTTTATTAATACAGGAGAAAAAATGAACACATATGAAATAGGACTTAATAACGAATTTGATATCAGTAATTTATTACAGGCTATAGGAACGAATGACATTGATGCAGTTAGCATGATTGTTAAAGCTGACACTTTAGAACAAGCTAAGAAATTATATAAGCAGGACTTTATAAAAGATTTCGGCTTTAACATTCTAAGCTGTGAGATAACAGGCAAAGCAATTTAATCTAAACACCACTAAACAAGCTCATTAATTTGGGCTTTTAGTGGTAGAAACTAACCAATATTTAAGAGGTAAACATGGACAAAGAACAAACAGAAACATTACAAGAAATGAGTAATAGATTTCATAAGGAAAGAGAAACAGCTTTTAATAAAGCTAAAGAAAACATAACCTTTCAATTAAGAGGGGATAACAAATATTATTATGCTTTTCAATGTGCAAAATTTGAGCATAATATTATTAAATATGGCTATGATACCTATGCTAATAAATCAAGTGTTAGAAAAGAGGGTTTATTATTTAATGAATATTCTATAACTTTAGGTCATTATTATGGGCATGATCTTAAAAGGTTTAACGATAGAAAAGAAATGTTAGGTTTTGTTATTGGATATAATGAGTGCATTGCTACATTAGAATATAATACTCAATTAAAAAAAGTAGCTTAGTTTTCCCCTGTAAAAACTTCACAAAGTTTTATACCCCTTTAATTAGGGGTTTTTTTGCCTATTATTTGACAAGCTATACAAGGCTCTGTAATGCTCTCTATTGCATTTTGTTAGTAAGGCATGGTTTAGTATTCAAAAACTTTTTAAATGCCTTAGGTGAAAGTCAACACCTATTTAAAATAAACTTTAAAAATTTTATAAACTATTGCACATTTAGATTAATTCCTGTATGAGATTATGCTAAAAATAATTTAAAATAATTAAAGAAAACTATTGACATTTAAAATTACATAGTTTTTAATTAGGGAAGTTAATCAATGGAGAAAAATAAAATGTTTTGGGTATGGAAAACAATTGAAGTGGCATTTATCTTATGGGTAATTGCTTTTTATTTAATTATATTTTAAAGGAGAAAATAAATCATGGATAAAGAAAAAGATCTATATGACTATAGTTATGGAGAAAATACTTATAAAATATTATGGGTAAATTCTGATTATAAACTTAAAGAA